TAGGAATACTTGTCTACACGCTCAGATCAAATCAACTTCCCCACGTTGGTGACAATACACACAGTCTACCTCACGGGGGACGATACTGTGACGGCAATAAACAGATTCACTACTTCAAGCCTAACGCTGGCGGACAATCTGACAGTTCCCACCTCCCTCTATACGCGGTGTTTTTCCTCACCTTGGCCATACTTCTTCTTAGCCGCCCTCGTCGCCGCTTGTGTGTACGGTGCTCTGAGTCTCATTAACGGACCACCGTCAGGGTGCGTCATCACCGTCACAGGCTCCGTTGTGCAAGTATCAAACTGTCCCCTAGACAAAGTGCCCGCTATTGTTGAATCCTTCCGCTGGAGCAGCCATGGTCATTGTGACTACCTTCCACATAGACAGAGCTCGCGAATTAATAATCAATAACACGAACAGCGTTAAAGATGTCTTGCTCGATCGTCTGCAAGCAGTCTCAGCAAAACTACAGACTGTTGGCACCAGTGTGAACGACATCCACTCCGCCACCACCGCTAGCTCCCAACGCATTCTTGATTACCTGCGCAGCGACGATAGTAGCTCTAATCGAGCCATCCCGAGTTCACTTGGAGTACCTCCGTCCGAAGATCCTGAATCTACTACTGATGTTAGCCAACGAACCTTCTTCTCCAACGCTGGCGTCGCTATTGATGCTACGCGTACTCTGCTTGGATATCTTCCTCCGACCCGTTATGAAGTACCACCTGCAACGTTGCCCTTAGATGAGTTATACGGCCAGCTTCATGCACTGCACCAGAACTCACTTGAGTGGCTTACCCATATCAACCATGGCGTGGAATCAATTATTGACTTCTTCAACCCAAGCAGTCTGTTTTCGCAAGGCACTCCTCTGGGCAGACTACGCGACGCAATTGCTACGCTCACTAGAACAGTAGATGACATACGTTCACTCCTAACCTATACCGAGTCCAAACCAGAACATGCCAGCTCATCCAAGGCTCAAACAAGACTTGAGGTGATCGAACACAGTCTTGAAGCTTTACATCTGAAGGTTGACAAACTGGCGTCACGTGCTGAAGCGAAACCTTCGCAGCCCCAGGTATGCCCGAATTCTGCAACGACAACGCACCCAGGTGCTTCCGAAAGCCTACCTGCCTATCAAGCTGCTCACCCCACAACATCATGCAGGACTTATGGCACAATCACGTTTGATGGCACTTCTTCAAGGATACCTATGGACATATTAGGACGACATGCCTCCACGGCTCTACGGCTTGACCTGATAGTCACAACATCGAGCCAGACCACATCAGTCTCCTACAAGATATTTGACGACGGCTATCTCCTACTATCAGAAAGTGTTGAAACCGCTCATAAACTACAACATTGCCCGAGCGATTGTCTAGCCCTCTTACATCAGAAGTGCCCAAACTTTGTCTATAAGATTGGGTCTCATGGTCTGTGTTAAGTTAGCTTAAAGGTTGAATTAAATGAGCGGCGACGAATTTAGCGATCAAGACCTAATGAACGACCCGACCAACACCAGCACAAGACCACCACCTCAAAGTTCCGGCAGCCAAAGTGAACAGATTAGGCCCAATGTAACCGCATTTGGCCAGAACCAGTTACGCCCCACCGGCAATCGTGACCCTCCAAACGGAAGCAATATAGGCATGAACGACCAGAATGACCTGATGCCTGCAGTGAATGAGTTCGAGGCTCTAACAGCAGATGTAGAGTCTAACTCCGTCGCATCAAGAACAACTGTACGAGAGATCCTAGATATGCTACAAGCCAAGCGTCAAGGAGCCACACCAAAGGACCTGTTCTCGCTTGCTTGGACTTGCTACCATAACGGGTCATCACGATTTGTCACTTTAGCCACTAATGCACCCTGTGGCATGCCTCACTCAGAGCTTAAGGATCTTGTCGAGAACCACTGCACGCTGCGGCAATTCTGTGGCTTCTACGCCAAAGCTTGTTACGTGACTGGTAAGCAACAGAATAGGCCGCCAGCCAACTGGTCCAGGAAAGGCTACCAGGACGACTCGAAATTTGCGGCGTTCGACTTCTTCAATGCTGTTCTCAGTGATTCTTCCCCAGTTCCGCCCGGGGGTATGAGGTTCAAACCCACAGATGCCGAGATCCTTGGCCATTCCATGAACGCTAAGATGTCTATCGTCGAATCTCGCCGCGCTAACAACATGGTCTCCACCCGTGCCGACATACTCGCCCAGCAACAAATACATGAACAGCCGAAACCCCCCATGATCACATTCTGATGCATCCCCACGATTTAAATCTACTTTGTTGCCTACACCTTTCTCCCAACCCTCTCCCTAAAGACCTTCAAATTCTGATTTTCTCCCGCGTCACTAATGAGTGTAAATTACTACGTAAACTAAATCAAAA